CGCCGTGGATGATCATGTCGTTATGGTCCTTGACCCTCTCCGGATCTCCCCCGTTAAGGATCGTGAGCAGGATCCAGTCGTCGTAATGCTTGTTATTAAAGCCGCCGATCAGAATATCGTCCTGGTTCAGAAACGCTTTCAACTTATAGTTGTCATTGGCGATCTCTATGTAGTTGTCACCGTCCGGAGAGCGGAAAACAAACAGCCAGTCGTGGGCATAGACCTCACCGTCGTATATATAAATTCTCATTTTTCTTAGTTGTGGCGTTTCCGTGATGAGCGATCGGATCCGGGAATTTCGGCAAGTACTGTTTGATAATGCAGTATGTCCGCCGGCTCATATACATGGTATGCGTACCGTCGACCGCTGCCACGACAACGCCCGGATCCAACGGTCCCGACCACCTGCCATATTTTTTAAGCCACTTCTTTGCGATCCTCTTTTTCTTGTGCTTCCGTCTGGGCTCACCATTGTCATGCTCGGACACGATCCGGAGAGTCCAACCACAAAACCGGAGCCAGATCTGCTCTTTAGTCATCTGACTGATGTTCTCCACTGTCCTCCTCCTTATGTGCAATCGGCAGCACGACGCCGATCAGCGCCATGGTATCCTCGGCATAAATGAAAAGCGGCCTCTTTGAGTCGATCATGCCGTATTTGCAGCAGAGCATATTAAAGCCCTTTGTAAACTGTGAGTCGATCCATACGGAACCGGGGCCATCCGTCCGCCTGTACACCTCCACGGTCTGAGTCCGGCCTTGCTTCTTGATATATTTCATTTCCGAGAAGTAAGCGCCCTCGGCCTGCTGCGATTCTTTATAAAGATGCTCGAGATTGACCGGGTTCTTATCGTCGAATACTTTGTTGACGTCAAGATAAAACTCCTCCTCGGGAATCACATAGGCCATGTAATCATTAGGAAAGATCCAGATGTCGCCGGCGATCCTGCCGTACTTATATCCGAGCCATTTCTGTTTATTACGCGGCGATGTTTTCGCCATCAAAAGGTCGTACTGTACTCGGATCGGTTCGTAACATTTCATTTCGCGTAATTCCTCCTGTACTGATTCATGTATTCGACGAACAGCTTCTCCGAAAAGTCACTGTATCCGGCGAGTGCTCGGTATATGTCCATCTCCACGGTGCCGCGGGTGATCAGGTGGATGTATGAGCACTTGGTCACCTGTCCGGTCCTGTGGATCCTGTCCCTCGACTGCTCGAGGAGCTGGCTCCTGAGCGTGGGTTCATAATAGATAATGGTGTCCGCTGCATACAGATCTATTCCTGCTGAGGCTGTCTGATACTGACAGATAATGACTCTCATCCGCGGATCCTCCTGGAACCGCCGCCAGATCTGTTTATCTTTCTGATCGCCGTCGAGTGTCAAATAGGATATATCCATCTTGAACAACAGCTGTCTGATCTGCTGTATTGAGTGTTTGAATTCACAGAAAATGACCAGCTTCTTGTCGTCCGGATACCCCTCGATCAGCTCCGTCAGGATCTCGATCTTGTTACATTTCTCCTCGATCGTCTCCGTCTCGGATCGGATCCTGTCGCCGTCCTTTGTGAGCTTGCGCCTGGTGATAAATCCACTCGCCAGCTGCCGGAGCTTGACCAGTCTTGACAGAGGATTGTCCGCGAGGATGTCGTACTCCTCGAGAGCGCTCTCCGTGGCCAGTCTCTTATAGGTCGCCTTGGCGGCCTGCTCCACATAGACGATCTCGTCGGGTAGCTTCTCCGGAAGATCGAGGCACTCTGATTTCTTGACACGGTACGAATACTCGTTGATCAGCCGCTGCAGCTCACGCACGTTGATGTAACTGCTGGGCTTGTGGTACTGGTTAAGGATGCAATACCGGTGTGTAAACTCGGTATATGATCCCCGGTATATCATGCCGTCTTTGTGCTTGCCGCTTTGGACGGCGACCTGCTGGAACCACCGCGCGAAGATATTAGAGTAAATGTGACCGCGGTCATAATATGGATCCATGAACGCGATCAATGACCAGATGTTTTCTAACTGGCCGTTGCTGATCGGCGTGCCTGTCAGCGCGTATCTGTATTTAGCGTTACACGCCACCCTCAGCAGAAAGTCAGACCGCTTACTTGTCCTGTTCTTGATAAAGTGGGCCTCGTCAAGGACCACGATGTCGTAGACAAGATAGTAAGGTGATTTCTGTCCGCCCCTCCAAACTTTATCGTAATTGACCAGTGTCACGTGCTGCTTAAATCTGATCTGATCACCCTGGTCGAACTTCTCGGCGTCCCGCTCCCAGGCTCCGAGTGCTGACTTGGGGGCCACGATAAGGCAGTTCTTAGCGTCGCAGTTCCGGAACAGCTCGAAGATCCTTGCCAGCGTCGGGATCGTCTTCCCAGTACCCTGTTCCATGAACAGACAGAACGAATCGTTAAACCTCAGATATGACAGAGCGACCTTTTGGTGTCTATACAGTTCCAGCATTGTCGTCACCTGTCAGCGCTGCCTTGATGTCTTCCATCACATGACTCACAAGGTTCATGATCGTCTGGCCAACTGCGTCCTCACAGCCTGACAGCTGAGGAACCACCTCATCGGCATAGTACCGCGTGACCTTTTTGACAGCATCGTCGAAGTCCTTGATCGTGAACACGACCGGCGCGGTCTCTAACTGGTGCTCGAGGACCTTACGCTTGGTGTCTTTATAGCTCACGATATAGGTAGGCTCCATCATGCGGTCCGAGAATCCTATCTCTGTGATCTCGCCGATCCGGCTCTCTCCTGTCACCCGGACCGTGTCGCCGACCTTAAATTTTATTAATTCCATCTTTGGCCATTTCCTCCATCAGCAGCACAAAGGCCCCGGACGCTGTGATCAGCGCGCCAATGGATGTATTGATCACGGCCGTCAGCAGGTCGATCGTCTCACAGTCCGACGCTCCCGCTGTTCCTGCCATCACTACCAGGCCGGTTATGATCACCGCCGCCCCGATCGCTCTGACTGCTTTCATTCTTAGACCTCCTTAACAACTGGTACACCGGATCAGCATCCTCGCCCCTGACCATGTGGCCGCTTATATCTGAGAGCTCGGTACCGTCCTTTAATATGTGTCTGATCATTCCTCATCTTCCAACTCGTCCCGCTCGAACAGCTCCTCGAGCGGCATTTCTGTTTTGAGAGCTTTCTTAATACCGACGGCCTCGGCAAATGTAAACTCGCTCTCACCATTGAGCTTGGAGATGAGGGTGCCGTATTTGATATTGGTCTCGGCGCTGAGGTCGAGCCTGGTCATTTTGCGGCGTCCTAACTCCGCCCTGATGTTCGGGAACATGTTTCACCTCCTCATTTAATATTTGTTACATCTGTCTTCGTTGGTTCTCTGTGAGAACCTGTGTTTGATTTTATCCTAAATTTCGGATATGTCAATATTGATTTATGAATTTTCGGATGCTATTTATGTTTTTCTGTATGTTGTTTCGGATAAAACACAAATGATTTACGAAAATACGGAAATTATAATTGTAAATGTTTAAAATTCGCGTTATAATTCATTAACAAATACTAAATATAGTTAGAAAGGGGGTAATAAATGACAGTCGAGGAAAGATTACAAGAAATGATATTGGCAAGATATAGATCCTTGCGCGAGTTCTGCTTGATCATAGACATGAGCCCGTCAACACTTGACTCCATGCTTAAGCGCGGTCTGGACAGGGCGACGATCAGCAACGTCATCAAGGTATGTAATGAGCTGCATATCAGTATTGACGAGTTGGCCAACGGCCGGATCGTGTCCACCGTGAGCATCTTCACCCCGGACAGCCGGGATGTTGACGACATCCTCCGAGTCCTGCGCGGTGACATCCTGACCCGGGACGACCTGACGCTCAACGGCCAGAAGCTGACGGACATCGACAGGATCTCTCTGTCTAATCTGCTCGACGCCGTGATCCTCTATGATCATGACAAATATACAGACACACAGCGACGGCTTAAACGATATTACGATGAAATAAACACGGAATCGCAATAACAAAAACCATAACAAAAACTCGGAAAATAACATAATTTTTTTGTGATACACATGCAATAGCACAGGTATATCACAAAATTTTTTGTTATGAAAATCAGTTTTTGTTATGTTTTTGTTATGGCAAAAAGCCTTTATTTATGGGCTTTTTCGGCTATATATAACAAAATCTCTATTTTTTTCTTATTTTCTAAGAAAATAAAATATATAGGTATATTTATATAAATATATAGAAAAAGTAATTATATATAGAATTTCGCGATTTTTTTGTGATTTTGTTATGGTGAGGAAAAAAATGAAGAAAAAGACCAGAGTGCTTTTGTATGTGCGGGTGTCCTCACAGGAGCAGATGATCAACGGCTATTCGGTCGGAGAACAGACTGACAGGCTGCAGCAGTACGCCGCAGCTATGGACTGGACCGTTATACGTACGTATACAGATCCGGGTTATTCCGGAGCGACCACGGACCGGCCCGCGCTGCAGGAGCTGATCAGGGCCGTCCGCTCCGGCAATGTGGACAAGGTGGCCGTCTACAAACTGGACCGCCTGAGCCGTTCCCAGAAAGACACGCTCTATCTGATTGAGGACGAGTTTCTGGCCAACGGTACCGACTTCGTGTCTATGTCTGAGAATTTCGATACCTCGACACCGTTCGGCCGCGCCATGGTCGGGATCCTTGCCGTGTTCGCCCAGCTTGAGCGGGAGCAGATCCGCGAAAGGATGCTGATGGGCAGGGTGGCACGTGCCAAAGCCGGAGGCTACCACGGCGGCAGCAGGGCCCCGCTCGGCTACCAGTACATAGACGGCCAGCTGGTGGTCGACGACTTTACGGCCATGTACGTGAGAAAAGCGTTTTATGATTTTGTCAGAGGCAAGAAGCTGACGACCATCTGTAAGGAGTTTCTGGCTGCCGGCGTGACGACCCAGTTCTGGCCAAACCAGAACCTCAAGCGCATGTTATCCAACCGTCACTATCTTGGTGAGGTCGCTTTTGATCATCAATGGTACCCCGGACATCATGAGCCGATCATCGACCAGGAGACGTTTGACGCCGCGGCCCGGAGGCTTGAGATCTATAAGGAAAATGCCGAGTCCGTCAAGGGACATCTGCTGACAGGGCTACTGTTCTGCGCGCATTGCGGCGGGCGCTACTTTTTCGCCACTCGGCACGACCGGGGCAAGATCAGGACATATTATTACTGCTACTCACGAGCCAAGGCCGTCAAACGTCTGATCAAGGACCCGAACTGTATGAATAAAAATTGGAGGTCTAAGGATCTTGAGGAGCTTATCCTCGGAGAAGTCCGTAAGCTGGCAGTCGACCAGGACTATCTCAATCGGATCACGCAGGAGCACGAAGCGGCCCCTGAGCCCGACAGAAAAGCGATCCTGCAGGCCGAGGCCGACGCCCTGACCAACAAGATCGCTCACTATATGGATCTGTATGCACTTGACCGGCTCACACTGACCGACATTGACCGGGCGATCGCACCGCTTACGGAGAAGCGTGCCGCGATCGAGGCCCAGCTCCGGAACATGGAGCCGGCGGAAGAAGCTCCGGATCTGTCAAAGCAGGACGCCAGGCTGCTACTCGACTCTTTTGGTGACATCATAGACCGCGGCGATCAGGACGAGATCCGCCTGCTGCTTACCACGCTGATCAGGAAGATCGTCATTGACGGCGAAGACATTATTATTCATTGGCGGTTTGCGTAAGTTGCTAAACAGTAAGAGTCCATGTTATTAGAGTGTAAATGTTTAGCAGTATTGCCGGGGCTTTATATATTCCATGTTTTGGGAGATAATAACAATATACAGTTTTAAAGGAGGTCACCATGAAAAAAGTTTTGTTAATGATCATCTGCAGCATGTTGCTGATCTGCTCGTGCGGTTCCAAGGTTCCGGACGGTTTCAGTGAGAGAGGCTATGAGATAGGCAAGAACGCGCTCAAGGTTGTGGCCGATTACAATACCGGCAATCTACCCAAGGACGAGGCGATCGAAAAGGTCGACGAGTATGTGGACCGGCTCAGCCAGCTCACTGATCAGAGCGACCAGTATTACAAGGACCTGAGCATATCTGTCCAGCTTGACGCGTTCCGGCTGGCACTTGTAAACGGCGGCGACACCTTTGAGATCGAGGATAAAATAAAAGAGATTTTAGAGCAGTGACAGCAGGCCGGGGACGCAAATCCCCGGTCTCTTTTATTGCCTTAGATTTCCCATCAGATCTGACCGTATCCGAATTTTCGGACGCCCTCCCTTCATCTTATCGGGTGCAGGCTAACGTCCCTTAAAACGCCAAATACGCGGTCACATTATTGTGCCGGCGCAAATAAAAAGAGCCCCAGAGGATTTAACTCCCCTGGGGTTTCTTATTGAAAAACGTCTGCTAGCAGGTGCGTTCTCCTCTTATACTTCTTTTCCGGTGCTGTCATACACGTGATAGCCCTGATTAGCTGCAGCCTTTGCTTTTGCATTGGCCAGAACTGTAAAAGCGCCGATCTGAGACCTGACGTCGTTAGCGCTCTTACGCACCCTGTAGATCTGTCCGGCAGCAGGAGCCGCGGATCCGAGCGATGCCTTGAAAGCGTCCCATTTGCCGGACGGCTCAAGCCAGCCGCTCACGTTCGGGCAGTATTTGCCATTTACATCAAAGTGCCGGATGACGTTCGCCTGCTTCACGCCGTATTCTTCCATGAGATACCTGACGAGCTGTTTGGCCGCTGCCACGGTCTCATCGGTAAATGTCCACGCTCCGTTAATCTTCCTGGTACACAGTTCGATGCCGATGGAGTTGGCGTTTTTGCATCGGCCGTAGAACGTCCCGCCCTTGGAAGACTGCCGCCCTCCGCCGCAATGCCAGGAGTAATAACTCTTGAGGTCGGGCGTATACTGCCAGATCTCTCCGGAGTGACCAACAAAAAAGTCGGCTGACGCCGACCGATTCGCTCTGTTGAAATAATCAATGTTGTTCTTGGCCGTACCCTCGGCACCCGTGTAATGGATCACAATATACATGATCGGGTCCGTCCTCTTACCAACATTGTAGCCTTTAAATCCGTAATTATGATTGATTGCCGGCTTAGTGGCCGGAGCTGCTGCAGGTGTGCCGGCAGGCACCTCCACGGCATAACACTGATCGTCAAATGTGTAGGTCTTGCCGTCGATCGTGACCGTGCAGTTACACAGCGCCTTGCCGGACCCGTCCAGATAGCACTTGCGCCCTTTGTAGTCGAGCCAGCCTGTGAGCATCAGTCCATCGGCGTCAAGGTAATACCAGTAGCCATTAACCTTAATCCAGCCGGTGACCATGTAGCCGCTTTCATCGAAATAGTACCAGCCATACTTCCCATCCTTAGTCAGCTTATGCCAGCCTATCGCCCAGGTGCCGTTTTTGAACTGGTACCACCAGCCTTTTACGTTGTGGACCCATCCCTCAGGCGTCACGCCGGTATAAGGCACATCGTACGTCCACAGGCTGCCGTTCTGCCGGACCGAGAGCGTCTTGTCCGCGATCGTCATGGTGATCTCGTGGAAAGGTCTCAGGCAGATAAAGCCGTGGCTTTTACAGTATTTAGCGCCCCACTTTGAAAAGCCGTCGCCGCCGATCCCGACACCCGCGGCTTCCGCGTGATTGTACCAGCAGATCTGTGCACCGGCTGCCTTGAGGAGCTCACACGGCTTGTCAGTGCAGGCGTTCCCATGGTGTGGGATCTTAAAGATCACGATCTTACCCGGTTTGGTCTGCAGGAAGGTATCGAACGCGTTGATCGTGTCGCCGGTCGTCACATAATAGAACTGGGGGAAATAGCAGCACATCGAAGTGTTATTAACCTGGTAATCGACATTTTCCGATGTTTTCACGCTCCTGCGCCAGATGCGACACTCGATCGTCCCGACCTTAATAGTCGTGTATTTGTCTGCAGGCGGATACACGATTTTTTTGTTGTATTTCCTGGCCAGATCGAGCCTCTCCATCGCCCGGCTGTAGTCTCCGGCTGCGTCGCTGTCTCTGGTCTTTTTAAGGTCTGCCGGCGGCGGGCAATAGATGACATCGACAACGATCGAAGACTCGAGGAACAGCTTGAGTCCACGGTCGTGATCCGGGTGCCAGTGGGTCAGGATATAAGTGATGTGTGTGATCCCGTGGCTCTTGCAGAAAGAGATCAGCTGATTACAGATAAACTCCTCGCCGCCGTCGATCACGATCGCGCTGTGATTATCATCATAAATGATCTGGGCATCCCCGCGTCGGTAAGCGTAGGATTTCTGCGGCATCGCCGGGATCCATACATGTAAAGCCATCTTTTTACCTCCTCATAATTAACAAAAAGAGAGGCCCCGAAGGGCCTCCCGCGTTATTTCATCTCTTTTCTCAGCTTCGCAAGGTACTCGTCCGCCTTGATCGCCGGCTTTGTAAAGCTGTTGTTTTTCCACCAAGCCCAAAGCGCTGAGCCGATTGTGATGATCAATGTGACCAGCTGATAGATCTCATCGTCTGTAACAGGGATTTTTTCCTTGCCGCATATGGCAAGTGCCTGATTGGCCAATGCCAGGATCAGAACTATAGTCCTAATGATCGTTTTTGTTTTTACCATGGTTTCCTCACTTTCCATCATTTTCCAAGTCCTCGATGCGGTGATTGATGACTTTGATCTGCTCCTCCACGACAGGCATCCGCTGCGCAAAATTGTTGTGGAGTCTTACCTCTCGGGTGAGCTCCTCGATCTTTGTGTCCGTGACGGCCTGCGTGATCTGCAACTGATGATTAGTACGACTGTTTGCCGCGAATACCGTGATCACTGTCCCGATCAGGGAAAGGACTCCGGTCACCGCGGCAGCTATGACTGCCTCCAGCATCATCGACCTCCTTTCCCGCTCGCTACAGCTTGCGATATTTTACTCTTATGATGATCCTGACCTTAGCCGCGCCGCCTGTGTACTGGTTCCAGACATAGGCGTCGAGCTGACTGCCCGGCCAGATATAGAGTCGCGTGAATATGCACCAATTCGCGGCGGTCCCCGAATGAGTCGCCCCGTATACTCCGAAACTTACGATCTCCTCGGCGACATAACCGTCGACGCTGATGTCCTCATGCCCAAGGGCCCAACCGCCGTTTGCGCCTATAGTGACATCGTCCACGTCGATCGCGTCACGATACAGATACATATTGTCGACCTTGTCATTTAAAGCCGACAGATCTGTTGACAGATCGTCAAGCGCGCCGCCGATCACCTCGGCGTCCTGCTCCTGGATGTCGCGGATCTCGGTCACGGAATTAGCCAGGGTGACGAGCGACTGTCTGTCCCTGTCCCGCCCTGTGGCCAGATCTGTGACCTGTGACCCCAGTTTTGCCGTTGTCAGCGTGGCGCTTGTGAGCCTCTGGCCGCTGTATCCGAGCGTGATACGGTTGGCCTCTGGTCTCAGGACGTCAATGGTCTGTTTGCTGAGCAGATAAGCACTGTTAAGGTTATGAGGCTCGGACCGTACCGGGACGATGTCGCCGAGCCGGAACGCCGATATATCAGCATTGAGCGCGGACATGTCCAGCGCGGACAGCTCGATCGACTCCGTGGGCATGACCAGCTCGGCCAGTGCCGCCCGTCCTTTGGTAAACAGGTTCTCCGGAAGAGTAACATCATCCCAGACGCGAGTCGTGTAGATCCAGCCGTAACGCCGGACTGCATCCTCGTCATAGATATAGTCTTTACCGTCATTAACGGATTCGATCGTGAGCCTCGGCTCGACGTCATCCGTTGCCGGAAGCTTAGCCCCCAGCGGGATCAGCGCCGTCGCGATCTGTTCAGCTGAGCGAACATTTGCGTAATCCAGGAGATTCTCACCGAAATCAATGCTCTGTACAGGTCTCGATGGATAACGCTGCAGCCAGTTGATCACCCGGTCCCCGGCGCCGTCACTGGTGAAAACAATGTAACCGCCAAGCGGCTCGACCAGCTTGTCCATGAGCTCGTCCCGTGTATTTGGATAATTGGAATTTGCCCGGACGATATAGTTGTTCGGGTCCGTCACGGTGACGAGGCCGACTTTAAATCGCCGGTCCTCTGAGACCTGTGTATTGTATTCCTCGATCAGCTTAGTAAACAGCTGCTCCGGGGACCCGTTGAAACTGTATGGTCTGACAACACCGTCAACCAAAAAAGACAGCTCGCCCTCACAGATAAACGTCCTGTCAAGGTTGAAGCCGTCCGGCCGGCGAATGATCCGGCCGCGATACATAAGGTCGTTGTTACGGTATGCCGTGACGATAGATTTAAGCTCAGTGAGGACGTTATACAGAGGGTGATCCGGATACATTACGAATGTAAAAGATCCGGAGTGATTGACTTCGAGGTCAAATTCTCCCTGCGTGATCATGCGGTCCTGATATTGGCTGTCGTAGATCAGGTCCGCGTCTGCGTAGATCTGCCACATTAGAAAATTCCCTCCTGATAAGTGAATACAGCCGATCCGGATCCGCTGAGTTTGAGCGTGTTAAGCCCGGGTTTGAGACGGAACGACGGAAGGATGTACGTGCCGGCGCTAAGCTGGGCCGAGGATGTCCCAAATTCCATAGTCATGTATCCGGATACGGTGATCGTCGGATTGACAACCCTATCGCCGTCGTTATTGAGTACGACCACGCGGGCGAGCGATGTCAGGACGATCGTACGAGCGGCCTTATTGATCGCATAACGCCAGGGACGGCAAGTGGCTGATACCTTGATCGTGCTGTATGCCTTGTTATGACTGATGTCCGTAACGCTTACGCGTCCGATCAGGTAATAACCCGGATAATCGTCCTGGTCTATGATCCTGAGCAGTTTCCCATGAATCGCCCGGCTGATCTCCTTGGCCAGCTCGATCCTTTTCTGTGGAGTCCCCTCAAGCATCTCAAAAACGAAAGACGCCGGACGGTCGTCGTAATGGACGACGCCGTCGAGCGCCTCGGTCATGTCAATATCGCCGTCCCTCCCGGGAACAGAGACAAGTGTTGTTTTTGGAGCCGGCAGCGGGATCTTTTTGGTTGACATTGTCAGGCCCCAGTCTTCCGCAGTGTTATATTCGCCGAATGTGATACCTCTTAACATCAAATCCCCCTTGCTTTAAGGCTGTAGACCCCGGCAAGGCCTGAGTCGATCTTATTGATCGAGTGGCCTACCAGCGTGCCGTCGTCCAGTACGGTTACAAGTTTCATGTTGCGGATCGAATCCTCGAGCGCGTCCAGTCTGGCCAGGAGTGCGTCAAGGTCAGAGCCGCGTCTGTAAGATCCGTCAAGCGAGCCGATCGTCGATGTGTCGATCGCCGGCGTCATGCCCAAATCCGCGGAAAAATCAGGAACACCAAGAGCAGCCGCGGTCTTCCGACCCATTTCTGCCGCCGCGGCTATAGCCGCCTTGGTCTTGTCCCGGATCGCGTTGATATAGCCCTCACCGAAGAATTCACCGGACTGATATGTCAGCTTTGACGGTGATCCTTCCTGTTGGCCTGATCTCAAGCCCGCCCAAGCCTGCCTCGCCAGGCTATAGGCTTTGTCCCACGCGGCTCCTATCATGGAGCCGATACCATTGATAAAGCCCTGCCCGAAATTCTCACCGGAGCCATAGGCGTCTACAGATCTGGCGCCCGACTCGGCGTTAGTACCGAGGGACCGGCCGGCACTGTAAGCGGATCCAGTTTTACTCGATACGCCTCCGGCGTACTGGCTGCCTGTTTTCTGACCGGCTCCGTTAGCGTCAACGGCGCCCGCAGCATCAGCGGCCGCGGTACCGATCGCATTACCAGCAGTATTGGCCTCTCCTGCCGTGGATGTAACTCCCGCGGCGTAATTCGTTCCGACGGTGACGCCAGCCTCCTGGCTCTCGGCGTTTGCCATCTCTCCGGCAGTATCAGCGGCCAGCTGCTCGCCGGCTGCGTTTACTGTTCCGCTTGCAGACTGCAGTCCCGCGGCGTACTCGCTGCCTTTTTCATAGCCGGCGGTCGATGTATCTCCGGACGCCAGCCTTGCAGCTGCTTCCGCGACTAAGCCCGCGGCGCTCTCTCCGGCAAGTCCAGCAGTAGACGAGAGTCCCTCGGCTACCCGCTGCCCGGCCTCAACGCCTTTACCACCTGCCTCAGGTCCGAGCTTGTCGAGCTCGCCTTTGGCTTTCTCCACCATGTCGGCCATGGCGTCGACATTGGCCTGCGTGACGCCGGGCATCCCGGCCTCAACGGCGGCCTTCATGACTTCGTACTGCTCGGAGAACCGCGCCAGCTGATCCTCGAGCATCTCGCGGGAGGCGTTTTCCGCCGTCACAAAGGAGTTGGACAGGTTGTCCATTGCGCTCTGTAATTCGGCGACGTCTCCGTCGGCCACGGCTGCCATGAGTCCCTCGTAGTTCTCGATCGTGTTGATGTAGTTGAAATAGTTATCTTTGGCCGTTGCCAAAGACTCATTTTGTTCGTCCTGTTTGGCTCTCAGAGTTTCCAGGATCTTCATGTTCTCGGAGTAGCGCGTCGAGACGTCGCCGGTGATCTGACCGGCTTCGTTCATGGCCGCGGACATCTCTTTTTCGAGTTTCTTGTGCTCCTCCTCGGCTTTGGCCAGATCCCTCGCCGTATTCTCGGACTCTTTCATAGCCTTGGCATAATTGCTGTAGGCCGTGGCTGAATTCTGGATAGCCTGTGTATAGGCTTCCTTGTTAGCCTCTAGGAGCGCCTCGGCTCTCTTGCTGTTAATGACTTCCTCAATGGACGCATTGAGTTCGTCATATTTCTGGATCTGTCCGTCGATGATCTCGATCTCAATACCAAGGGCGTCAGACAGGAGCCCGGTGATCACCTCGGCCCGGTCCTCATAGCCCTCTTTGATCTCGCCGTTTGCATCGACGATGGTCTGCAGCTCCTCCCAGAGCGCCCGGCTCTGAGACGCCTCGGAGTCGATACCCTTGTTGGCCTCGGCCCGGGCAGCATTAACCTCGTCAATGGCCCGCTTTTCTTCCTCGATCGCGCTGATCAGCTTCTTCTCTGCATCAGACAGGCCATAATTCTCCTCGATAGCCGCCTCCTGGGCCTCTTTTACGGCCGTCAGAGCCAGCGCAAGGGCACCCAGCCCGACAACGGTAGCGCCTACAGGATTGGCCAGCATGACGCCCCAAAGGGCTTTTGTTGTGCCGATCAGCGTCGTAAGGGAGTTGGTAAAATTGGCCACCTTGTCAACGACGAAAACCGTCGCCATAGTCCCGCCGAAAGCGGTCAAGGCGCTCTGGACCTCGTCCGAGTGATCAACAACATAGTCGATCAGCTTGGCGGCGCCCTCGGCCAGATCTCCGACCTTATCGCCCACCTTGTCCCAGTCCACTGTATCGAGGGAATCGGACACGGAGTCGACAGCGTTACGGATCGAGCCCTTGGCCCGGTCGAACACCTTGATCATCTTGCTCTCGACATTGGACTGCAGGAGCTTAAGAGAGCCGGCAAGGTTGTCGTTCATGGTCTCAGCCATGGCGGACGCGGAACCGTCCGCGCCCCGGAGGGCGTCGGCAAAACTGGCGGCGTTATCCACGCCGTCGTTAAGGATCAGGTTAAGGCCCTTGATCGAGTCGGCCGTAAAGGTCGTCCCCAGTGCCGCGGCCTTTTCCGCGGATCCCATTCCGTTAGTAGCCTTTTCGACGTCTTTGAGGATGTCGATCAGGTTGCGATAGTTGCCGTCCGCGTCCTGTACAGCGACGGACGTCTCGCCGATCATGACGGCCCCCTCATCCATCTGTTTAGTGAGGTCGCGCATCATGGCGGTCAGTGCGGTACCGGATTCGGATCCTTTGAGGCCCTGGTTGGCCATACCTGCGAGGAGTGCGGTCACCGTCTCCACGCTCTGGCCGGCGGCGTTAAGGTTGGCCGCGGAGTTTTTATATGCTTCTCCGAGCATCTGGGCAGTCGTGTTGCTGTTGGCCTGCGCATAGGCCAGCTCGTCGGCGAACTTGGCCGCGGTTATCTCGGAGTTGGAAAAGGCTGACAGATAGTCAGTCACCATGTCCGACGCCTGGGCCAGTCCCATGCCGGAAGCCGCCGCCAGGTTAAGGACACCGCCCAGCTCCTGAGTCGCTTTCTGGGCGTCCCATCCTGCGAGAGCCATATAACCGAGCGCGTCAGCGGCCTCAGATGCCGAGAAGACGGTCGTCTCACCATAGTGCTGAGCGGTCTCGGAAAGGTCCTCTAAGGCCGATCCGGACACCTTGAACAGTGCCGCGTTGTTAGACATGGAACTCTCGAAAGACATGCCGACGTCGACGGCTTTTTTTCCAAGATCTACAAGCGCGTCGATCGTCCGCTTGATCGCCTCGGCCGCAAGGTTGGCGATCGTGCCCTTGAGGACCGTGAAGCCCTCGGACGCTTTACGCGCCGACTCGTCCGTCTGATCAAGAGACTGGTCGAGAGAGTCCGCGGCCTTGTCGAGATCTGCCATTTTCGCCTTGTTGTCACGGAGTTCTCCGGACAGGCGGGTGATCTCACTGGCGAGCTTCTTAGCCTCGTCCGAGTTTTCGCCGTAAGTAAGGACCGCGTTCTTATAGGCTTCCTTGAGCTGATTGACCTCCTGCTCCTGCTGATCCATGGCCGTTGTGAGCTTGCCCAGCTCCGTCGACTGCTTACCAGTCTCCTCCAACTGGCTCGTGTATGTCCGGAGCTTGCTCTCCGTCTCGATAAGTTCACGGCGGAAGCTGATCATCTGCTCCTCGCCGATCTCGCCCGCCTCGAACGACGCGACCACGGACGCCTCGGCCGCTTTGAGTTTGTCCAGCTTGTCACTTGTGAGATCTATCTCCTGAGTGAGGAGCCGCTGTTTCTGCGTGATCAGTTCAAGATTGCCCGGATTAAATTTAAGTGCGGTATTGACCAGTTTGAGCTCTTTCTGGACGCTCTTGGTCTGCTGCTCGGTATCTTTTAACGCTTTGCCGAGCTTGGTGGTATCGCCGCCGATCTCGACGGTAATACCTCTCACATTCTTAGGCATTTATCCTTTCTCCTCTCCAAACTGCTCCCTCAGGCTCTTTTTATCCGGGCTCGTCTGTTCCAGCCTCCAAGCATTTTCAAGGTACTCACGGCCCTCAGGCGTGCGCTTTAGGCTGTAAATGAAGGCGTCTCGCCTATAGACCAAGTAATCTATATAGTCGAGTTCCTCAACCTGCAGCATGTTGAGGCCGGTATATTCCGCAACGACGTGTTCCCAGTAGGTAGCAATATCGTAATGATCCCCGTCCTGATCCTGCTCCCGCGGATAGTAGGGGAGCGTCAGTTTTTTGGGACGGAGTCGTTAATAAAATCTGTATAGCAGTCCATGAAATAGATCAGATCGTCGAAGTCGAGGCAGCCCTCGAGGAGCTCCTGGCTGATCACTTTCTGTTCTTTGTTCCTGGACATCAGCCTTGCACAAAATTCATACAGGCCGCTCATTTTATCGTCGTCCAGCGCCTTGCCGCCGGCTTTGTCTGCCATAACGAGAGCCAATTCGCTGAGCAGCGCCTTGGTCGGCGTGGACACATTAACCGTCGTCTTGTCCGGATCGGACAGAACGATCTTCATGTAATTCTTTTTTCGTGTATTGAAATCCAAAGTCTTAGCCATCGGTTACCTCCTTAATTGACAAAAAAGACGGAGCGTGTAACTTACGCCCCGTCATATCATTTCGTTGTATTGAGAACTGTGTCTGATCAGCCGCTTGTTACAGTCGCGTCCTCCTCGATGTAGGTGATCAGCGTGCCGCTGTCGTCCTGAGCGCCGGCTCTGAATTCCGCGTCGATGACGGTCTCCTGGTCCTTAACAAAGGCAAGTGTGAAACCGCTCTGGTTCTTGCCGACGATCGCGACCCAGATGTCACCATCTGCATCATCCTCGTGATGGAAGATAATGATGTAGTTCTGGTTGCTCGCGTTGCCGATACCGCCGATCTTGACGATCCTGAGGTGTTTGGTCTTGTCCTCTGTCACGCGGCCGGTAGCGGACAGCTTTTTCAGTGTGTTGCCGTTCCAGGTCATAACGCCTGATGTAAGTACGGCCTCCTCGTCGGTGATGATAGTCTTGGTCACATAACCAAGGTCATCTGTCGCCGTATAAAATGTGGGAGTGTAGGCCAGAGACGCACCACCCTTGATATAACCGATCAGATTGTCATCGACACAAAGGTCCTGGATCTTCTGAGGGGTATCGATCTGAGTAGCGTCCGTAAATTCGGCCACGTACAATTTACCGGAGCCGAGGACAATCCTCTTAGATGCTGCCATAGTTAATTTCTCCTTTCTTGGCCAGATAACTGAATTCATAGATTATCTGATATACCTGTTCTTCTGCGATCCAATACCGAGGCTGCTTGATATATTCCTGCCCCAGAGCGTCGAACTGCTGCTCAATGGCAGCCTCGAGCTCCGGATCCGGAGCATACTCGTACAGCTCGATATTGATCTCGTGCGACACCAACGCGTTGACGTTATCCGGACCCCGGACTGTCTGCGTATCTGTATATGTCGCGTAGGACGATTTCGGAGGCTTTAAAAACCGTGTCTCCGTGTATGTCTTGCCGAACTCAAGCCCGGCGCCGGTTAAGACTTTATGAACCACGCTGTAAAACCTCCTCGATCGCTTTCTGATAATTCTCGATAACAGATATATGCGCTTTGGTGATAAATCCCGTACCAGGGACCCAGCCACCGTTACGCGAGTGATGTCCATTATTGAGCAGATGTGAGAGCCGGTAATCCGAGCCTTTGACATACCACTGTTCCTCATAGATCCCCATCATGTCGATCGAGATCTGGCTGGCGATAGAGTCGCGGTAATGCTTATGTCTATGTCCCACCGGAGCGGTCGCCTTGGTCTCGGCCACCAGTGCCCTCATGCTTTTCCTTGTTTCTTCCCGGATCCCTTTCTGTATATCCCGGTTGTAGGTCGTCAGGATCTTACTGACCGCTGACCCCAGCTCGGCGATACTGACCTTAGTCGCCATAAGAGACGGCCTTTATCCGGACGTTCTCGTGACGTTCCAGATAATCGTCATAATCCACGATGTTAAACACGTGCCCGCGGTAAAGGATCCGGTAAAGACCGCGGTTGTAATCCACGTCCTCAAGATCTCGGAAGAATCTAAACTCGAAGATCTTAGTCGTCTGTGACTGGTTCGCGCCGGCTTCGACAAACTCGGCCCCGGTCGATTTATTGATCCGGGCATGCAAAGACCATTTGTCCGTCCAAGTCTCTGTTTCGGGATCAATAATCTGTATGGTGACCGGCTTGTCGTAGACATACGCCTGATCGTAGTTACTCATTCACACGTGCCCTCCTTACGTCTCAGCTCCATGCGGAGCTGCAACTCGAAGTCCTTGACGAGCTTACGGACTGTATAGGCGATCTTCTCGGTCATGCCGCGGTTGTTGTAGATGTCCGCCGCTACGATCTTGGCCAGCTCCTTGGCTCGCGGGTCGTCCGTCGGATAATTTTCCCCGATCGCGCCCTTAAGATAAGAGTCAGCCAGAACGATCGCGCTCGCGACATTAGTCTTGACCATACGGTCCTCCGCGTAATCAATGCCGAGATAGTCGAGGAGCTCGGGCTCTGTTAATACATCTATTTCGTTGATATTAGCCATTGCCACCCTCCTCCTGAGCCGCAAGGATCGCGGCCACAATTTGGGCTTTTGTCTGAGACGGCTTTAATCCGCTGACTCCGAGCTTCTCACCAAGGGCAAGGAGCCGGCTCTTTGTCAGAGCCATAAGCTCCTCCTCGGTAAGGATCCCGTTACCGTCAGCATCAGCGGCGATCATTCCCCCGCTACAGGCTGGATATAACCGTTGACAAATGCAGCGGCGTCTCTGACCTTAACGTCTTCACGCTCGATAGCACGATAGATTGTAAGATCCTGCTCGAAAGCGTTGAGCTGGCCGATAGCCGCAACGTTGGACTCCATAATGGACATCTGCTCGCGATCCCAGTAAACGATGCCCTCATAAAGATCACCGATGATAAACGGGATCTTAGGAGTAGGATCCATCTCGTAGTAAGAGGATGTACTAGGATTACCTGTGGGAGTCTTAACAGCGGTATAAACACCGTCTGCCTGAGTGTAATAAGTCTTGCCGGCTGTCACGGTCGTATCCGTGGAAGCGCTGTATGTGGGAGTAGACGCCAGGAAATTATTGGGAACCACTACCACCGGTACAGTAGTCGCACCAGCGGAAAGGACCAGCTTCATAGGATCAGCAGGGCTCTGGGAGAGCAGATATTTACCGTCTTTGTCTTTGAGCGTGTCAAGATACTGCAGACCGTCGTCATTGGTGATGATCTTAGAAGTTGCCTTAAATGCTGCGCCAAGAGTTACATTGAGCGCTCTCTTGATGCCGTCCAGATCTCCGAGATCTGTCTGGGCCTTGGTCGCGATCGCACCAAGGATCAGGTTGTTGGCGGTTGCTCTGGACTCATTTCCGAGCCACTCGATAACGACCTGTGCGACATTGGCATCGCTGTCTTTTCTCAGCTCATTGGTGAGAGGCATGTAACCCGCATACTTCTTGATGGCGTAAGTAATGCGCTCGAACTTGGGAGTCGCGGTTGCACCGATCACGCCGCCCTCGTCTACCTGACTAAAGCCGGTATACTGTGCTCTCTTCTTGAATGTGCGCGCGCCTGTATCAGTAGTAACTTTCTCGCGTCTGACCAGCTGGATCAGGGAGAATTCAGCCTCACGCCACTTATTGACACGTGTCTGGATGTCTTCCGGAACGGTATAACCACCGTCAGCATCGGTTCCCTCGTTGAGGATTCCGGTAAGATCTTTGTTTACACGGAAATGGTTTTTAACAGCCTTGCCGAAAGCGATCAGCGGATCAATAACGGACTTCTTCTCGTCCTGAGCGGCCTTTGCCTCAGTCTCCGGGACGTTCTCAGCCTTTTCCTGCTCGAAGATCCTCTTTTCGAGCTCATACTCCTGTTTGAGGGCATCCACCTGATCCATCAGCTCCGCTGCTTTGGCGGTATCCTTATTCTCGCCGTCCATAAATGCGCGGGCCTGTTTAGTGAGCTGCTCGATCTGTGCGAGCAGTTCTCGCATACGCTTATTCATTTACTTCATCCTTTCTGTCCGAACTTTCGGACTCAGTGACAATTTCTGTCCGAATTTTCGGACTCAGCGACAAAAATTAAAGACCTTGTAATTCTCTCGTTGAGAATTTCAAGATCTTTGTCTGTGGTTACATCGTCTGTCTCCGGGACCGGCTCCGGAGTTGTATCTTTGGTCTCCGGTTCTTCCGGAGGCTTAGGACCATAGTTTTTGATCGTGCCCGCTCTGGGCTGAGCAGGTACTGCGACCAGGCTGAGCTCGTAGGCTTCTTTGACTCCGTCGATCGTCAGCATACAGGTGGTTTTTCCTGTATCCTTGTCATATTCGCGGCCGCCATAGTGAGGACAATAGGATTTCATGTTATCCGTTCCGCATATGTTACAGATCAGCTTTTTCGGCCTGACGCCTGTAGAGACCTCTTTCTTAATGCCCGCCTGGATCTCCTTGATCAGGTCCGCATTGGACGAGGTCCGCACCATGTAGGACTTGGCCACCATCTTAACGAACGGCTCGCCCGCTCCCGTGGTCTTGTCCTCGGTGATCAGCTCCGTATCGTAGATCCTCGCGACCTGGTTGTCGGCCTTGCGATAGTGATCTTTGATTACAGGCCGCCCCTTATAGAGCTTAGCCATGTCCTTAATGGCTGCAGCATTAAAGGGCTCATAATTGCGGTCGTCAGTCTCGTTGTCGCCGATCACGCTCTTGAACACAAAAACATCCTCTGCATTGAGCGGCGTGAGCGTGTACTTGTTGATCTTGGCCAGATCTGAGGCTGTGACCTCCTGAGGCTCGATCGTCGCGGCTTTTGTAAGTACACCAGGCTCGATCATGAGCTTATCGTCATCCATCTGTTTCCCTCCTTTCCTCAGTTTTCGCCGTCCCCGTCAGGATCGTCGTCCGGCTCCGGACCGTTATCCGTGACGAGGCCGTTTGTGTATTGAGATCCGGTATATTCGACCGGAATACTCGCGCCATTGCCCAGGAGCCTGTCGCCTCCCGGTTTACGCCCAAGATCCAGCTTTAACCGGGCCTCATTAGGCGTCATAAGGAAGTTGTTAGTCGCTTTGGACAGCGTCTCGATCTTGGTCTTGAAGTCTGCCCGGAGCATTACGTCAACATTGAATTTGAAATAATAGCCCTTTTCGATCTCCTCAGCTGTCAGGAGCTTATAAGTCAGCTCCTCCTCGTACTGCTTGAGGATGTACAGGAGCGTGTCCACCAGAAAACTCAGCTGCTGGGCCTCGGCCGAGCTGTAAGAGCTCTTGGTATAGTCTCCGATCTGATAGGGCTTGATACCGAACGCGCTCGCGATCTGCAGCGCCGTGTACTGCCGGAGCTCCAAAAACTGGTTATCGGCCAGCTTGATATTGAGCGGCGTCAGTGTCGCGCCCAGCGGGATCGGAATAATCCCGGTCACGCCCTCGGCTTTGAACTTACCCTTGGCATAGGCTTCGATGCCCTGGACAAACGCCTTAACATTGGCGTCATTGAGCGAGCCCGTATACTGCAGCACAGCCTTGGATGTAAAGCCGCTGTCGTACATGTCATTGATCAGTTTTTGCGAGCGAATCCCGCCGCCGATCAGTGTCTTGAGCTGCTCTCTGACAGAGATGCCGACGATGCCGTCGAGCGTATTGGATCCGCGGAAATGCAAGATCTCCTCTGATCCAAAGCGGTACATTTTTCCACCGGCCGAATACAGATAATAAATGTCGGGTATATCCGAAAACAGCAGCGCGTCGTCATACCAGACTTTTACGCTTGTCGTGGGCAGGATCCAAAGCCTCATATTGCGGCCGGCTCCCTCGATCCATACATAAGCGTTGCCGAAATGATTTCTGTTATACTCGACGGTCGACCAAAATATAGATGCACTCTGATATGGATTAGGCCGATCGTGGAGCTTGTACCAAAGCGAGTGCGTCCTCGCTGATTCGATACCGCCGTCCTCTGTGTGCCGCATGAGCTTGAGCGGGAGTTTACCGACGGCCTCGCTCAGCACTTTCAGGCAGGCGAAATATGTCGCCTCGCTGCGAGCGTCCTCCGGAACGTCATCGATCCCAAGCCACTGAGCCAGCTGCCTCCACTCCTGGAGCTGACTATCTGAGGATTTGACCGTCACCCGGTTAATGGCCTGTTCGACCGCCGCGTTGATCATCTCCTCGGCGTCTTTCTTGCGCCAAAATAATCCCATGTGTTAATCACCTCCTTTAACGGTCCATCCCATCATATCGAGGTAGTTGGTGAGCTCAGACTCGACGTCCACCTGCTCCTCGGGCCGTGACTTGATCCGGACCGCGTGGGCATCTATCGCCGCGTCGACCGGGTCGATCCTCTTGTACTGCTGTCCGGGCCGCTTATCGACTTTGACCTCGTCGAAGCTGTTCCGGACCGTTCGCGCATTGATAAACGACCAGGTCAAAAGCTCGTTGTTGCGGTTGTACTCGATGCTCTCCGACTTTACGAGGAGCTGGATGTCAACCGTGGCGTCATTAAGAGCACGCGCCGACTGGGTAATGATCACGACCGGAGCACCGAAAGCCTCGAGGTCGGCGAGGATCCCGTCCGCGTTGTGCGGGTCTATACCGATCGCGGCGATCTTGAGGTCGTAAATCTCGACCAGCTCGGCGAGCTGCTTAATGATAAATTTGTAATCATTCTTATAGTCGGTCGCGCCGCCGGTGACGGTGATCAGCTCCATCTCGACCCATAGATCGTACGGAGCCAGGTCCGTCTCAATATGCTCCTCGAGACGTCCACGCGGCATAAAGCTGTGTGACCAGATATAAAAACGGTCGTCCGGCTCCTCGAATTCGAGGGCCAGTGTCGTAAGATCTCCCCCGGACGAAAGGTCTAGCCCGACCCAGCAGGTCCTCCCTCGGAAATCTTCCAGGGTGCGGTCAGATCCGCATTTTTTCCACTTTTCAGTGTTGATAAATGCGTCGTCCGTGTTTTCGACCCACATGTTAAGGGCTTTGGTTAGGAAATCCCTCAGATCAGCGCCGCCCATGTCCCGGGCCGTTTGGGCGTCCTGCTTGAGGACCTCAAACAGCGCCTCGTTACCGGGCGCGCAAATGAAAGGATTTGCTTTGATCCAGTTGTCCGGGTCCCAGATGTCGTCATCCGGATCCAGACAATAGATGTCAACAAAAAAATCCTCAGCGGTCGCGAGACCTTTGAGGATCTTGACGGCGTAATCGTCCATTTCTTTGCAGAAAGAGTTAAGACGGTCGCCTCTTGTTGTGATCATGGAGACCAGTGTCTCCGGAAGTGCCCTCGTGCCGTTGTAGAGGGCTTTGTAGATCTTATTGTCTTTGTGCTGATGGATCTCGTCGATCGAGGAATAAATAGATCTAAATCCATCGTCCAGGCCTGCTTCTTTGGACAGGGCCTCTATCGTGCAATGTGTTTCTAACGCCTCGATCAGCGACTTGTAATCTTTAACGACAAAATACTCGTTAAGATCCGGATCGATCGTTATAAACTTCTGCATATCTTCCCAAGCGAGCCGCGCCTGGCGCTTCTTGGTTGCTACAGTGAACAGTTTGCCGTAATTGTAACCTCCGAAGCCGGCTATATATGTGCCCATAATGCCGTTTTCGAAAGTCTTGCCGTTCTGTCGGCCCATCGACTTATAGCGCCGGCGGAAGCGGCGTTTATTATTGGCGGTCCGGTACCATCCGAACGTACAGCCAATATCAAAAGCCTGTTCTTCCAGGAGCTTGACCGGCCTGGGCTCATCACCCTCGGCGACCGTGAGCGTCTCGGCATATTGCAGAACCTCGTCCGCGGCCTCTGGTCGCCATATATACGGGAAATCCGCTGAATTTTGCCGGTCAAGGTCCTGCAAATGCCGTTTACAAGCCAGCTTGTGAAGTTCTCCGGCTTTCCTCTGGCCAGAGACGACGGCGCGGGCGTGACGCGTGACGCGATCCCAGAGTGGAGCGCTGCATTTACTCACTCGCTGCCGTCCGTTTTTGGAATTTTTGGAACTTGTTTGTTTTCTCCGGCGGCTTGTTGACCTCTGGGACTATCAACCTGCACCGGGACGAGATCGTCAGCCCCAGATCACTCGCGGCGACTCTTGCCTGTCTAAAAACCTTATCCTGCATCTTGAGCCATTTCTCGAAGATAAACGGATTGTCTTTAACTTCCTTTCGCCGTAATTTTTTTACGGTATCGATATACAGGCTGTTGGCCACGACATAGCGGGCCAGGGCGTCGACATCCGTCTCCCCCATGATCTTGAGCCGCTTGAGCTGATCAGCGATTTTGACAAATTCCTGAGTCTGCTTTTTGCTCAGATAGGAGGGCGGCGTCAGATCTCCGTCCAGTGGAGCGATCTCACTTTTCCGCCGGCTATCGATCTCGGCCTTGGTCAGATGCTTGGCACCTTTGGCCACGACCAGCTCGATCGGCTGTCTAGGTCCGCTCATTAATGGTTACCTCCTTAATTTTAAAAAATCAGGGGCGGCACCCGCTAGTGTCCACCCCTTCCAAACCCTAAGGTTTCAATCATTTTTGCGCCGGCGCAATGTCACGGCATGACGACGTGGTTGTAAACCTCGACCGGCTCCACGCCATCGATGTCTACCGGCTCGCCGATAAAGAGCGCGATCCCGGAATACCAGCAGTTAAACAGGCTCTTGCTCATCCGGTAGCGTCCGCGATCCGGGTTGATGATCACGATGTTCCCGCCCTCGTCAACGCCGCAGAGGACACAGAAGTGTCTACGCTTCCACCAGATGATCGCCGGACGATCCACTTCGAGGACTCCGTCCGTGTCCGCTTTATACACGTGCATCTCCTGCCCGTGGAGCCTGCCGGCTTCGAGAACGTCCCTGGCCGTGCAGCCGACGATCCCGGTATGGCACTCCTCGATCAGCTGATCGAGCGGGACATCTACGCCATAATAAGACAGGAGCATCTTGAGGCAGGTCGCTCCGCAGTCCGTGGGATGTTCCGATGTGATAGGAGTAATATCGTACATAGCCACCTCCTTACCTGAGCGGATCAACGGGAGTGTCTACGATGTCAAAGGTCTCCCGCTTGTGCTTGGCCAGCGTCTTTCCCTCCGGATCCAGCGGAGGGAGCTGCTTGCCAGCGAGCTCTTTGCTCTTTTCCGTCATGATCTGCGTCATTTCTTCCAGTCTTTTTTCCATCAGAATTCTCCTTCCATTCCGACAAATACAATTCCGCCCGCACCGCCGAGATTTGCGCCCTCAGACAGCTCCTCGAGCAGCATCATCTCCTCACTTTTATCGATGACCTCATACTCGTCTTTGATCGTAAACTCGTCGATCTGCTGATAATAATGCTGCAGATACTGGGACTGCCGGTTATACTCGATCTCTTTTGTATCTACATGGATGTGCTTGATCCATCCGAGGCGCTTCCTTTCCTCGGGATTTTCGTCCATCCACTCCTTGAGGTTCAACATGTGGCGGCCCACTAAAATCTCCCCGTTCGGATCCTGTGTCGGGAGGTGCTTGATCTTGCCGTCTTCCAGCTTTATGTAACTGTATTCTTTCATTTTTACCTCCTTACGCAGGAATGTTTGAGTGGGTGTTCATAAAGCGCCAGATTTTTACGCCGTCCACGCTCGTGTAGTGCAGGTTGATCATATTGACGCCTGCCGTCTCCTTTTGCGTGTGCTCGGTCGCAACCTTGACGCCATCCGGAGCCACAAGCTCCATGCTGTACGCTCCGGCGTGGCGACACCTTATTTCAAACCAGCACCCGTGTGTTTCGTCCTCGACCTCAGGCAGGATAAACACCATCGGGCAGTCCACTGTCGCATTGAGCCGATATGTCACATTGCGGACAAGGCCCCCAATGACCACGTTACTGTGAACGTAGTAGTTCGGAATGGCCTCGCCGGCTGTCACTTCCGCGGGAGTATAGACGTCCTCCTCGAGCGTGTAGTAGGTCGTACCTTCTGCAAACGTCTCGTCTTCTGTGCGGACATACACGGTCGTCTGCACATAGTAGGTATCAGCAGCCACAGGATCGCCCACGTCCACGTTTGCCTTGACGTACTCGTCGCCCTGCTTGATATAGTAGACCGTCCCCCCGACGAAATTGGCGTCGGTCGTCAGCTCATAGGCGGGCTCCTGGACATAATAGCCTGCAGGAATGGCCTCGCCGGCTGTCACTTCCGCGGGAGTATAGACGCCGTCCTTTTTGACATAGTAATTTGTGCCGGCAGCAAAGGATCCGGTCGCCAGTCGATAGTTCCACGTCGCAAACTCGTCCGCGTCGTAGACATAAAAAGTGACTCTGTAATCCAGGTTTCTGATCGCAAGATCCGTATCCTTAAACAGGAAGAACTCCTCTGTTTCCCCCCAGTTGATCACAACAAGGACACCGAGCGCCGATGTCGCGAACTTGATGGCAACATCAATATAGTCCGCTCCCACCGTCGCGATATAGCCAGCCGGGCCCTCGACCTTAGTCTCAGACGTGACTGTCACGCCAGCCGGCGCCTTGATCCGCGCGAAGCTGTACCAGCCCGGAGCGTCAAGGCCATAAGCGGAGAACTCCGTGACATCTTCGTAATAATGCGACAGACCCGCGACCTGGATCACGTTGTTGGTTGCCATTTTTACATCGGTCAGAGACGATACGCGGCTGGCCAGTTCCTCACCTTTGAGCGACGCGAGCCACTCCTGTTCTGTGCCCTTGTATCCATTTGCTACAGCGATCTCATATGCTGAAAAACCCCTGACGAGCTGCCCGCCAAGGGTTCCGATCAGACCGTTTTTAATATTTTTTCCACATTCGCAGCCCATTAACACACCTCCTCTAAGACGGATAATGTGGACCTGATCACCGTGTCCACATAGCCGTTCGCCGTCGTCAGCTCTATATCATAGACATAGGGCTTTTTCCTCATCATCAGCTCCTTGGTCTCGCATGACTCAAGCCTAAGGATCAGCGAGTCATTGGGGAGCACCTTGTGGATCAGGACCGGGACGTCATCACCATAACCGTCTTTAAGTGCAAAACGCACGACGTCACCCTCTGATGGTATGTATTTCTCTCCGTTCCGGAGCCTGAGGGTCAGCGGGATCTCTACAGTATCGCCGCGGACCAGTGTGATCGAATTATTGATTACAGTCACCATCGTCTTTCCTCCCTCTGTTGCTCATGATGCCGCTGTTTCCACATAGAAAAGCACGGCTATCAGCGTGTAGTTAGGCCAAGGACTTGTCGTGTTGTCAATACGAATTGAATGATCCCACATTTTGGAGACCCATGTAGCAGGGTTTCCGTCTCGAACGTACGGGAGATGGAAATCTCCAACGGTCACGTCGATACCCACGAGTTGCGCGTTGGTCGGCAGGTCATCGGTAAAATCAATAACAGTCTGGGATATTCCACCTCCACCCGTGGGAATGTTGATTCCCTCACGGCGGACTGCTTTCGTTTTGACGGCCATGGTCTGCCTGATCCCATCCAAATCGGACTGTATGGCGTCAAATTTACCTTTGACATACGCCGAGCTGGGAGCCTTATCTGTACTGGTCGACTCCTCATTCTCGACAGTCGGCATCGGCAGGATTGCATACGCCAGGTCGTTCCAATGGCTGACGCCGTCGCCCATTTTTGCCTTAATCTCTCCGGTTCCGATCCCTCCGGCCGGAAATTCAAAACCAATCTCACGCTCAGCGAGGATCGGATTGGCTGCCGTCCACTGGGACGCGGTCCCAGCGCGTGGTCTGATCTTATAAAATGACATTGTTAAACCTCCTTTTATGAAACGCCGGGGTGACCCCCGTTACAATCCTTATCTGATCTCGCCTGATATGTGACCGTAACGTCCCCAGCATCAGCCCAGACATTATTAATGCCGAGTAGAGACTTGATTTCTGTTGCAGTCAACTGATATGTGAGCGGAGTGGCAAGCGTATAGACAATCTTTTGACCTGCCATTGCTGCCTTAAAAGCCGTTGCATCGTCGTAATCGTTGTCTATAACAGCCACACGTTTAGCGCTAGAGAAAGCCGTGTCGGATACCCAAAAACATTTATCCATGCGTGTTGCATAAGTCTTTCGAGGATAGCATGAGCAGAGCGCAGACACATCTCCACCCGCAAGAGGACTCATTCCATCCGTTTGATTACGGTAGAAAATCTTTGCTCCTGATGCGTAACTCCAATTCGCCGTTCCCATATCGAGGATCGCCTTGTCCACGGTCAGCTCACCGCTTACAACATCAAGCGTCCCGCCGTAGACGGTGCCTGTGGAAGTAAGGGAGATGTCGTAAGTATTACCGTCATAAGGTTCGTACTCAGTCGCACTCGACCCTAATTCGATTTGAACACTAGCAAGCATCTCTGCCTCTGTTGCTGTATCCGTACCACCTAAATAACACCACGCTAACAAATATTTTGTGCTATTCGTCGTTGTTATCGTTATTGACGTGGCATTGTAGTTTAGTATCTCCCCATATACTGGCGCGTTTAATGCAGGTTCAACATCGGAGCATGCCACAGCAAAGCGTGCCCCAGCCATTTTCGATATAGTATAAGTAGTGTTAGGCGTCGCACAAATGTAGCATATTTTACATGCCGAATTGGATTGGATAGTGTGAGTATTGTTATTGATGAATCCTGTAAAAACATCGCTTGGATTCCACAGATTCTTTTTTGCCCTCATCACCTTCACACTGTCCCACCCACTGATAGGTCGGACATTATCGGGAGATGGGTCGCCGCTTCCGCTCTGCACAGGATCAATGTCAACGATTAACGCATCGATCGGTCGACTACTATTTAATTTAGTATCAAACGATACGATCGGCCCGCTCTCAGTGATCGGCTCCGTAACGACATCCATCTGAGTAAACGGATTTCCTCCGTCGACCGTATGATCATAATAAGACAGAGCATCCAATAAGCCGTTGGCCTTACTGATCGCCTCATTGCCTGCGATCACGAACGCAGGATAACCACTAGCAGCTTTTTGGAAATCGGATATGACCTCAGACAGATCTCCGAGCAGCCCGACCAGTTTTTTCGTCACGTTATCCATCAGTCACCTCCCGCCCCGCCGGCATCAATATCAGTGTCATAGCTCGAGGTGGAAGGGACGCCGCCGTCCATGTCGGAAACTTCCCCCTGGATCGTCATGAGCGCGTCCTCGACCTGCCTGATCACCTGAGAGGCGTTGTTGATAAACGCCGTCTGTGTATCGGCCAATTCGCTGACAGGGCCGGCGATGCTCTGATATGCCTGCAGGATCTGGTCCCACAGCTCCGGAGTCACGTCCTCGCTCACCTGGATGATCGCGCCGGGGACGATCTTGTATTTAATGATCGCTGATGTCAGGATCGTATCGCCGAGGACGCCAAAGACGCCGATCGAGATCCGGCCCGCGTCAGTCATGACCTCAGACGGGATAGTACAGGCGCCGTTAATGTCGAGCAGCTTGTAATAAGGCTGGTCCCCATTAATAAAAAAGACAGCCATCTTGACTCGGCCGTCCCAATCATCGCCCTCGAAGCTAAATATAGCCTGATCAACGCCCACATCGTGGGACGCTATGGTCGGCTGATTTGTCAAATACAGATCCTGATCAACGACCTTGAACTTGATCTCGCTCATTTGGTCACCTCCGTTTTATGGGGACTTTTTTCCACGGAATGGTCCCCTCGTACCGTTATCCCCTAGAGAGTCTGTAGAATTTCGACCACCCCCTGGGTTAAAACCTCTCGTTTTTGACCTTTTTTAACAGTAAATGGTCATTTTTTCTAATTTCGTGCATATATGGTATAGGCACTCAGAAAAACATTTTTATCATTTGACAGCCGGCTGATGTCTTTTCTTCTTGCTCTGATAGCGGTCATGTTTCTTGTTATGGCACTGGGTACACAGGCTCTGCAGGTTATCCCAGTCGTACCGCCTCGCCCAACCTTCCGGCGTCTGGATCGGAACGATGTGATCGATCTCTGTAGCATACTGTCCACAGATCTTACACTTATATCCATCGTGCTGCAGCCTGGCCGCTGCCAGGGACCTCCACCCCTTTGAGTTGTAAAACCGTACCTCCTCCGGGTTTCGCTTCTTGTTATACCGCCGGTTAGCCTCCCTCTTGAACTTGTCCAGCCTCTCCTTTGCCCTTGCCTCTGCGATCGGCTTGCACTTCTCACAATAGCCTTGACCGTAAGGGATCAGTCTCTTGCAGATCTTACATTCTTTCATCAGCATACTTATCACCCAACAACAAAGACGCCAGACGAGCGTCACCCGTCCAGCGTCCAGTATTAAGGAGGTCCATGCATAAGACCTATCGAGCCACCGCTCGACGATATCATAGTACCATCCGGATCCGGCCCTGTCAGCCGACAGGTTCCCGCCGTAAATCTGCTATCTTGGTGACAGCGGATGTGTAGAGCCTGACAACGTGACGTTCGGAGAAACCCATGGCCGCGGCGATCTCGTCAAAGTCCTCACAGTCGATCAGATAGCGCTCAAGCACCTCGGCCTCGTGACAGTTATCCAGCGTGTCGATCACGTCGGTGATCTCCAGCCGGAACCTCGCGCCCCGGGCTTTGAACTTCTCGATCCGGCGCTCAATGTCCAGCTTCTCGGCGATCAGGTCCTCCTTGCTCTTGTGCTCACCGCCGCGCGGCATGTCCGATATACCCGGGCTCCTCAGGCTCTCGATCCGGGCGGCCAGACTATCGCGGCGCTGGCACATGTAGCGAATCATATCCTTATTCCTTTTATACCTTTTTAAGAATCTTTTAATCGAGTCCGTACTAGGACGCCTGATATCATCCATCCGTCATTTTCTCCCGGGCATAACAAAATAACAAAAAAATCCGCAATTCCTTATATATTCTTATCTATATAGATATATATACTTATTATTTTATTTCTTTAGAAAATAAGAAAAAAAATGTTATTATGTTATACCACGTCGATTAATTACTATATCTAGTGTGAAAATTATGTTTTTCCATAAACCGTTTATGGAATTTCCATAACAAAAACCATAACAAAAACTGTTTTGATTTTGTTATTTTCCCTGTTTTTTTGTTATGGTCCGTCTTGATTTTGGACTGCCTGACCGGACCGCATCATGCCATAACAAAAAGTTTTTGTTATTTTCCTAGTTTTTGTTATGTTTTTTGTTATGGAAATATCGTAGATATTTAAACGTATTTACGATTATTAGCCATGTAAGGAAAGAGGCAAAATATACCTTAATGCTAGACTTCCTCCTTGTTACAGATCAGCGGGTCGTCTGCTCTGAACTCGACCGTCTTCCATAACCATCGGCATTTAGGACAGATCCGCCGCCGCATGATCGTACCGGCCCGCGTCACTCTCGAGTCCTGTACATAGCCGGCAGCGCCGCACTTCGGACAGGTCCTAACGTTAGGCCAGTCAGCCGGAAGATCTGACATACTTATAGACAACCAGTCCGGAAGTTTACGCCCCATCGGCTTCGCCTCCCTCCTGATCGTAGAAGACCGTCATGCTGGTCGGCTTCTTTCCGGAGATCATGATCACGGTCATGTCCTCGGGCATATTCACGGACAGCTCGGACACCTTAGCCTCAATAGACTCAACACTCTCGACCGTCTTAACCGGCTCCACCGGTTCCAGCTCGGGCGGGGCCGTGGGCCGCTTGGACGTATCAGGGCCGGGCTTCTCATGATCTACTGTCGGATCATTAGGGTCAATATAGGAGTGCTTCCATTCCAGATAGCCGCGGGCCAGTGCTACAAGCGTGTCGAGCATGAACCGGCTGTTGAGTCCCTCGAAAGCCGGGTGATCAGCGGCCTCGTCCCCTGTATGGTGAAGTATGGAGAGCGCGCACACGCGGCAGTTACGGCAGCGGGAGCAGTAGAGTTTGAGCTCGTCGCGCAGCTCCTGAATATCCATATCCTTAATTTCTTTCTTTTCTACCATTATCAGTTACCTCCTTAAATCGTATTTAGATCTCAGCTCAGTGCTGCGTTTCTTCACGCGCTCACGGAGCATCTGGTATTGTTTAAATGCCTTTGGGTTGTTGCCAGCGGCCTCACCCAGCCGCCGGATCCGGTTCAGATCTGACCGCATCCCCTCGTCGGTAATAGTGACTGTATAGCGGGCCCCGCATCTGGGGCACATGATAAAGGTCCACTCTATCTCAGGAGCGAGTTTCTTACTGGCCTGCTCCGGAACAAATACCGCGTGACAGTCATCACATCTCACCATTGTATTCATTCGATCAGCCTCCACATCTTACAAATAGGGTAGATGAACATCGCCAGGATAACGACGACCACTATGATCAGCATACAGGTCATGACAAAGGCCGCGCAGAAATCGGCGATCTGATACGGCACCAGTCCGAACACGCCGAGATAAAATGTTATGAGCGCGGCCAGCATGGCCATGAGCAGCACGGTAAAAATTATTTTCCATACAATCATTTTCTATCACCCCACGCGATCCGCTGGCCACATTTTGGACAATAGTCCGGCTGCTCGTCCTCTGAAAATCCATGGAGGCACTCCGGACAGATATATTTATAGTTGCCGGCATACACTGTATGATACGGCTCCTGTGGCTCGGCTTTGCTGATCAGGTCCTCTATCGCCTGGTTCGGAGTCATAGCCGTAAAAGGATCCTCGTGCGCCTTGGAAAACAGGCCGCCCACTATAAGGCCAAAGCAGGCGCCTCCCATAAAAATAATAAACTCCATCACATCTGCACCTCCGCCGCTTTTTCCTGGGCCGCGATCTCGGCCTCGATCTCCGCACTATGACACTTGGGACACACGCAGTAAGATATCCCCAGATGCCCGTGGATCACCATGGATCCATAGCTGGCGCCAAAGCTGATCGCCTTACCGCATGACGCGCAGTTGATCACCGTCTCCATGTCCGGACAGATCTGCGCGACCCGCCAGCTCTCGGGGACCTCATAGGTGTCATATTCGTGAGTGTTATAATTCCACTTTTTAAGTCGCCTGGCCATTTGTCACCCTCCTGTTCCATGCTTCAGCAGATGCCTTTTCGCCCTCTTCTTCTCCGTATTTTCTTCCATGCACCTTTGCACCGCAGTTAAGACAATACACCCAATGGGGATACCCCATTTTCATCATTCGGGCTTCTCCACCGCAGAATGGACAAGGCTTTAATTCTATGTTGTTCATTCTGTCGCCCTCCTCATGTACTTGTTGGCCGTCGGTACCGAGACGCCTGTGATCTCGGCGATCTCGCGGGCGCTCTTGCCCTCCCGGGCCAGCTCACGGATCTGTCCCCTGGTGTAGGGCGTGATCATCCGGACGGAGGACTTGGGCGGGTCCAATTTGACCTCCACGGGCTTAAATCCATCGCCGGCAGCGGGCTCCTCGGGCGGATCCGCGGGAGCATCAGGCGACTCGTCCACGGTATCCTCGCGCTGATCAGCGTCAGGCTCCGGCTCCTCAAGTGCTTTTTTTTCCATTTCAGACGGGTCCGGCTGCTCAGCAATGCCCTTTTTAACAAAGGACTCTATGAGCTTGCTTATACAGTCGGGACAGATCTCCATCTCGTTGATCTTGCCGAGATCGCGCTCGATAACCTTGCCGTCTTTATCGACAGTGGAGATCGAGACCTTTCCGATCGGGTCATCTTTAATGACCTGGTCGCTCCGGACCATTCGGATGATCTTCCCGCATTTGTCACACACTATAGTTCTCAACTTTACCCTCCTTGTTCCGGTCTCGTCCGCCGATTGATGATCTCGTCCATGTCCAGCCCGGTCTCCTCTTTGGCTGCCCGCATGAGACGTTTTTCGTTGTCTTTAAATTCGGCTTCTATGTCTTGGATCTGCTCATATATCCGGTTGCAGCGTTCCAGGCCGAAACCATACTTACGGTTAAGGCCGATCAGGATACAGGCCATGATATTCGGCCGTAACCATTTGATCTGCTGCTGTCGCATGTATAACCACTGTTCGTCAGACATCTGGCCAAGGTCCTCACCATTCAGATAGGACACATCCCGCCAGCCGGCTCCGTCGCCGTTCCGGATCTCGATCCCGGTAATCTCCTCGCACATCTTGATCATGCTCTTGTTATGGTCGGTAGCACATTCGCACCAAGCGGTCCATGTGACATCGATCAGTCTCAGGATTGCGGTCTTTTTCATGTTCCAGTGCCGGAACAGTGCCAACGCGAGGGACGAGTACAGGACCATGGTCCAGCGGTCGCCCTCTTTTTCGAGGCGCTTATACGCCTTTACGTGTGCCTGTCGCCTCAATTTTGCCATATCAGCACCTCATATATATGACTGTCAGGGCGATGATCAGCAGCACCGTCACGGCCCTCACCATTGCCGTCTTGTTAATATTTGTCATGTTGTTAGTCCTCCCAGGCTTTACGTATACCGAAAACACAGTAATTGTCTTTCAGTCCCCATCCGTTAAGCACGTATGTAATGTCGAAAACACGATCGTTTAAAGGGTGATCGATCGCCATACCTATTCTATTCACAACCGTAAAATCCACCTGATCACCTTTCTGGAATCCGCGGTCGTTTTGCCGAATTTCAAAATTCTTTTCGCCGCTGAGAACGGCGTCAGCAAAATTATCATTGAGTTTCAAATGATGTAACATGATTGTGATGGCCTCCTTAAAATTTGAAATGTGGCGGCACGATCCGGACCGAAGCCTCTATACCGATGGACCTGCTTCCAAAATCGTTATCTGTTTTAAAATCAGCATAGCCCGCGATACACTCGGCTATACTATTCGTCAAGTTACGCATTGCAATGTCCCGCATTTCCTCGGCCGTTAATACATCGGCCGTCTCCATTGGTATGTTGCAGCGGGCGGCTATCCTTTGTATCCGTGGATTTTCCACCTGAATAAAAATCGGCTCCGGACGATTCAGCTCGATCCGATACCGTGAGCCGCAATATGGGCACGTTCCTGTCTTAGGATCGATCGGTGCACCGCACGACGTACAAACTAATTTTTCCATATCAATATCCTCAATCAATTCTCGCTACAAGGTAGCGCTTGCCGTCTGCTTTCTGCTTGGGGCTCTCCTCAAAATCGAACTTGTTACAGATCTCGCGCTTGAACATCTTTTTACCGATGACATTAGGCTGCTTAACTCCGGAAGTCTTGCACCAGTCCGTAAAATCGCTATAGATCTTATCGGTGCTGTTGGCCAGAAAATACTCCTCAGTAAGGCCCTTGTCCTCGATCCACGACAGAGTCGTCGAGTTGTCGGTCCTGTATGCCTCGAGAGCATTGGCCACGCTTGCCGGCTGTGTAAATTTGCCCTGTTTCATCAGCCGCCGGGCACCTTTAAGCGCGAGATTGAGCAGGTAAGAGAGCGCCTGATCAGTCGTGATCTTGTCGAAGATCATTGGATCATAATCCGGATCATCCGGCGAGAACGTCGCGTTAAATGGGATGAATATCCACCTCCGGTAAAAGCCCTCTGACTTATCAAAGGACCTTGGTATCGAGTTGGCGCTATAGATGTGTTTGGCATACGGCCGGAATTTAAACGGCCTCTCTCCCTTGCGTTCGACTGTGATCGACTCGCCTGAGATCATCTTTTTGAGCGTGCCGCTGTCCTTAATGGCGACGTTATCAATATCGTCGCCGATATTGGCCAGCTTGTGCTCGAGCTCAGCCTTGTTGAACCGGTCCGTCACCTGTTCCAGCGGGAGCGAGCTGTAATTGGCTGCTCCTAAGAATTCCTCGATCAGGTCGAGGATCGTGCTCTTGCCGTTGGATCCGGAGCCGACCATGATAAACGCTTTCTGGTAGCGGTTCGACTTGATCAGGCAGTAACCTATCATCTCCTCGAAAAGGTTGATCACTTCCCTGTCGCCGACGAACACCCTGTTGAGCATCTTGTCAAGATCTGCACAATAGGCCGACTGGTCATAAGTGACCGGGATCCGCGCAAACTCGATTTTATCAGGGTCGTATTCCAGACACTTCCCTGTCCGGATGTCAAGGCGCGTGTTCTTGAGGTTGATCACATACGGCAGGATCTTAATGTCCTCGCCGCGCTTATGTGTCCGGATCTTGATATAGTCTAGGACCTCACCGCGCTGCTGCCGTCTGATGCTCGGATACAGATCTATCATTTTCCGCTCTATGATTCTCTCGTCCTGCTGGTAGAATCCGTCTTCATAGACATACAGCTGGCCATTGACCGTTATGATCTGATAGGCGTCGATCAGCTCGTCGCCGAACTCGTTATGACTCCAGCTCGGCCGCTTTTTCTCGTCGATCTCCTTTTGGATCTCCTCGTCCGGCTTAAACGCCTCGTCCCGGCAGATCGTAGCGACCTCCTGATCGTCGAGCGGGTCGGCGAAAACATAATCATTAACAATCTGTATCGTCGTCCGGATCTCGTCCTTAGTGAAGCCCTTGGTCTGCAGGTAAACGATATAATTAAACAGTTCCTGGTTCCGCCCGCTGCCGTCCGTCATGCCCTTAAACTCGAAGTTATGGCCGGGGCTGCTGATCGGATACAGCCACTTGGGAACCTCCTCCACCTCGTCAAAAGGGATCTTTCGGATCCACTTCCGCATCTGGCCGGAGTCCTTGATCTTGACATAGGCGTTCTTGGAGTGAGATCTGCAGTCTGAAAAGATACCTATGGCAAGTCGTGTTTTTTTGAAATTCTTCCAGGGCTCCTCTGACCTAAACCAGACATGGATACCGCGCGTCGTCTTCATGACCCGACACTTGAGGTTGAGTGATTCTATGATCTGCAGCATGATGTCCGCATCCGATTTGGTATCGAAGTCCAAAACGATAAAAGGCTTAGGCACGATCAGGCCGACGTTGTCGAAGTCCTTGACCATCTTCCAGTCCTTGGCTCCCTCGCCGTCCTTAAAGCCGTGTGTCGCTCTTTTCTTATCGTCCAAGATTATGTACTGCATGTTTTTTACTCCGTGTATTCCTGACCCGTCTCCTCGTCCAGGATTATGATCTGCTCGACCCGGCACCCCGCCAGGTGGGCCACGTTATAAATGGTCTTGATCAGCTTGCCGACCGTCCTCCGCCGGCTGTCAATCTTTTTAAGCGCCGGGTAAGGTGTCGGGTCATGGTAGCCGTCTCTGTTACGCTTAATGTCCCTGTCCCTGTCGGCCATGATCAGATCCCCATGATGTGAGCCGCGTGCATGTCGGCCGTGTGCGTGTACAGGACGTTCGGATACAGCTTGACGGCCAGTGTGTAGCTTTTCCAAAGGTTTTGATCGTCGAAGGCGCCCATGTGCCACCTGATGCAGGCGATCTCCTCGTCGTTCAGTCTGATCAGACGCTGCAGCTCGATCACCGACCGTTCGCCGTGTCCGGGGATCCAGAGCGGGGATACATAGGTGTATTTATCGCCGTCCTTTTCGTACATCCCACACTTACAGATGTCATGGAACATTCCAACGATGTACGGGGACCTGTCGTCCTGCCATATAAGGTCGAGCTGTTTGGTATATTTGAGGAGCTGCTCGGCTACCCAATAGCTGTGATCAAACAATCCACCCTCATAAGCACCGTGATATTTTGTCGAACTCGGAGCGGTAAAGAATCCGAGTTTGTCCAGCTTCTCGACAAAGTGGGTGCTGCCGTACTGGATCGGCATGAACTGTTTATAAAGCTCTATCCTGTCCTCTTTTGTCAGTGTCATTTTTGTAAATCCTCCACTATCCGGATAAATTCCTCCAAGGTGTAAGGAGAATAATGCAGGCCGCCGGACGCCTCGATCCGTCTCTTGTGTATTCTCTGGTCGGCCTGCATCGAATTACTCCCGACCTTTAACTCAAACGCTACAAAGCGGCCATTGATACAGGCGATCAGGTCGGGCTTGCCTTTACCCGACCAGCCGTCACCAAACAGGTTTAGATAATAGATACCTGACGCCTGCAGGTACTCGATCGCCTTATCCTGCAGCCGGGCCTCGGGCTTCTTGTTACTCAAGATCGTCGAGGTCGTCCAGATCGTCGAGGTCGTCGAGGTCATCGTCCTCCGGATCCGCGACGGCGCTCTCGAAACCGGTAGCAACAGCCCAGTCATTGAGTCGGGCGTTCTTTCCGGTCTGGCCTTTCTTGGTGCCGCGGGTATACTCGAAATCTTCATGTGTTACGGTCGCCTTGATATAGCAGCCCACAAGGTCCTGATCATCGATCTCGTCCAGCTCGTAGTTGTTAAGGGCCGTCTTAGCGAAATACGAGAACGCATTGACCGCGCCCTGGTTGATCTCGCCCTTGTCAGTCATCATGCTGAACTGCTCCGTGTGCTTCTTGCCGTCCTTGGTCTGCATTGAGACTTTCATCTTTCCGAAATCTTCCTTGTACTCGACCGCGGTGATCTTGAACACATAAGTCCCCTCGGGGATCAGCGAAAAGCTGCCCTCTGATAATTTGATCTTTGCCATTTCTGAACCTCCTAAGTTAAATTTTCGTGGTTTTTTTGAACTTAGATCTGTTTAAGTTCAAAATATATAAAATTCTGATAATTAAAACAGTCCGTTCGGGTTAATGCCATGGATGAATCCGATCACGTTGTCGTCGCTGTCCTGCACGATCAGGAACCTCAGCGTCTGGGGATCCTTGTCCTCATCGGTATCGTCCTCGATGTCCACCCAGTACAGGGCGATGTCGGAGCGCTCGAGCAGTCCGAAATCCTTGTTTGTGATCGCGACCTCATTACCGGCCTCGTCTCTAAAGATCCTGAGCACCTCTGACGGTCTCCCGTCTTTGGCCAGATATGCGCGGGAGAGCATGACCGGCTCCTGGTCGAACGTCTCACACAAGGCGTCGACGATCATCTTGGCTTTACCGCTGTCCACGCCTTTGCTGAGGTTCTCACACAGTCCATCCGGTACCACCATACCGACCCCGCCGCACACGAGCCACTTCTTATAACCGCGGCTGATCACCTTGCCGTAAATGCCGGCACTCTTGAAAAATTTCTCAAACTTCATTTCTTAGACCTCCTGTTTAATACATCCTTTTTTCGCCAGTCTGCGCTCAGCTTCTCGAGCTCGTCGACTGTCCTTACATACTGAGAGAGCAGTTTATTGTCCCGGGCATGGAGCCCGCTGGGACGATTGCTCTTGACGAGGAGCGAAGCGCTGAGGATCCTGAGCGTGATCTCAAGCTCGCGGATCCTCGCCGTGTTCTCTTTTTTCTTAAAGGGCCACATAGCGCTCCTCCTGTTATGCGTCGTGTTTGCGTCCCATAAAGGGCATGAGCAGCCGGGAAAGAATACCGCCGGCGGGTGTCGTGCTGGGCCGGCTGAGGGCTCTGGCATAACCGGCACGGTTAAACGCTGTGAAATCCGGCTGTTTGTGGCTGCTCCTTTTGCTCCTCTGAGCGTGCTTAATACGTCCTGTCATTATTTTTTGTCCTCCTCGATAAGAGATTTTTTGAGCGTCAGGGCCTCGCTGGTCTTGCTGTACTGATCATACAGACCATCCTTTTTCAGCTTGGCCGAGTCGACGATCGTCTTAGTGGTCCGGCTCAGTGTCCAGGTAAACTTTTTACCTGTCAGCTCGACCTTGGTGTCACCATCCCGGAACTGACCGGTCATGTACTTCTTGACGGCCGTGTCGATCTCCTTGAGACGGTCCTTTTTTTCCTTGAGCTTGGCCTCGGCCTTGTCGATCGACACCTGCAGCCGGTCCGCCTCGGCGATCATCTTGGTGATGTCCTTGTCCTCAGGCTCGATCGTGTTCTTCCTAAGGACCTTTAAGATCTCAGCGTCGCGCTTCTCGTCGAACTCCGGAGAGATACCAGTCTCCACATGATCACGCCACCAGTCGAGAGCCGGCTTTACATAATCCAGCTCGAAATTGGGAAACGCCTCATGGAGCTCGAACTCGTAGACCTTAGTGTTCTTGTAAGACGGTACGAATTTCTCGGGAGCGTTATAGTCCATGTCGTCCAGGAACGACGCCGTCATTACGATCTTTTCAAAACCGAGCAGGTAAGCATAAAGCGCGGCCTGCAGTTTGTAGTAGATCGGTACGTCCTCGGCCCAGTCCTCGGCTCTCTTGGTCGTCTTGATCTCAACCACGAAGTCGTCGCCGAGTGCGTCCCACATTCCGCCGAGGACCTTGTCCTTAGGGAAGAAATCACCCCAAGTCAGCTTAAAGTAGTTCGGGCCGTATACATCCGTCGGGCTCTTAAGGTCCATGAACATGACCTTGTCCAGGTACTCGATAACCTTAGGCTCGATCACCTTACCGGCTTTCGTGTAAATGGTGTCCTCAAATGGCGGCTCATAGGTCCGGGTGACCGCACACCATGCCTCAAACGGTGTTTGCCAGGCGTTGAGTCCGAGGATCGTCGCGAATCTTGTGGCCGTCAGCTTCTTGGGTTTCTTGGGCGGATCCACTTTGATCCTGTTGCCGTCAATAAATTCCATTACCTCACCCCCTCGCTATTGATCATGATCCGACCGACTGAGGCCATATTATGGGAGTGCAAAATCGTGGTCTCGATCTGAAAACCCGCCTCTTTAAGTTCACGGAGAGTAAGATCCATAAGGTCCCTCTCGCCGGTAGATCTATGAAGTTTGTCCTGCAGCCTGTACCCCTCAAGCTCCCAGAGCTTGTTAATGATCTTCTCGCGGCAGATGTCGCGGCCCATCTTCTCGTCATAGTTGGCAGGATCCACGCAGGACGACGATTCTACAATCACGAATCCGTTCGGGAGCTTTGCCGACGCGATCGTCGTTTTTCCGAATACCGTCTGATATTCAAATTTTGTTTCAGAAATAATCTTGTTAATCTGTTCCAAAGTTACCGTGTTGCGTTTCGCCATCATGTACCTCCTTAATTGTGTCCGAATTTTCGGATACTCTATTAAAAAAAATTACTCCGCCACTTTCTCGCCGATCTCGATCAGCTTGGCCTCAGCATCGGCCTTGCTCATGCCGGCTTTGATCAGCTTGAGCACTTCCCTGATATAGGGCTCATAGCTCTCGTTTTTAGCCCGGAGCTTCTTGAGGCCGGTCTTGATGCTCTTGATCTGTACGTCCGTGGCCTTGCCGTCCTCGTCGATCAGCTCCTTTTTGACCTCCTCGCGCTTCTCCGGCGTTGCGGGCCTGTTACTCTTGGCCTTGGCTGCTGCCGGCTTCTCCTCGTCCTTGCCGCTGGTCTCGTCGATCGCGTCGGCCTCTACAATGTCAAGCTCCAACATATACAGGTACCTGCGGACATAGGTCTCGACCGCGCCCAGTTTCTGGATCGGGTTCTTGATAAGGCTCTGGTCCTCAGCGATCGGGGACGTGAACGTCGTGAAGTCGTCCGGATTGTCCACGTTGAGCAGCGTGAGGGACGCGCGCTCACCGAACGAGACCATATCCACCAGTCCGAGGTCCGCGAAGATCTTAGTCTTGATCGGGATGATGTCGTCGAGCGTGAAGTACTTAAATTCGGCGTACCTGTTAATTCCGGACTTCTTGACGTTCGCGTCCTTGAATCTCCGGCGGGCTTCCAGGAGCTTCTCATAGACGTTATGAACTGCTACCCCCTCACACCTTTCGCGCCAGTTGATCACCTGCTCCTCGGGAGCCGGCGCCGCTTTTGTTGTTGCCATAATGCTCACTACCTCCTTTATTTTTTTGAGTTTGTTTTCGACCTTGCGGTCGAGGTTTATATATTTGTCGACCCGGCTTTTTGCCCGGTCGATATAATAACTAAGATCTAAGTCCTGCAATGTAAGCTTGTTCTCATTGTCGACACCCGCATGAGGCGGACAGTCTGATATGGTGGACTCCTGCCATTTCGGAGGGTCGACCGGTGTCGTTATCATCTTGCCGGTACTCTTGTCCTTGCGTCTCTTTTCCGTGATCCACTTGCCTTTAACGATCTGGCCAAGCGCCTCATCCTTAACCGCGTAAATACGATTGACGTTCTGGATCGGCTTCCGCTCGCCGTTTACGTAATGATATGAGCCCTCATATTTGCCGCCGGTCTTCTCGATCCTCTGGAAGTCAAAAATGTTTGTCGCGCTCCGGATCGTCTGCTCTACCGGAATACCTTTGACCAGGTAATCGACCACGGCCTTATCAATGATCACCTCACTGTTAGACTTGAACGACCCGCCGTTATACAGGGAGACGAAGCCGCCTTTTGTTTTCATCTTGCCCGATGTCAGAATACCGATATAGTTGTTGACGTCCTTTTGCCATACTTCCGCGAAATCGTCCCTCTCCATCTCGAAGCCTGTGACCTCTGACCACTCGGCCACGATCTGAACAGCCGCCTCCTCCTCGTCAGCATCAATCTCAAACATGATACCGTCCGTATTTATGTTGACGAAATCAATAGATCTGCAGCGCTGCGAGAGCATCGTGATCAGCTGGGTCATAGCGAGCTGGTTGGATATACACACCGATCGTCCGGCCCATCTGTCCGCAAGGTCGTTATACGGATTGAGCATTGCCCCATATACAGTATTGACGACCAGCTTGAGCGCGTTGGCCTTGTCTTTGTCCCCGGCTTTCTTAGCGGTCATTCGGGTGTCGACCAGCTTCTCATATGCGTGAGGATCTTCCATTGACCGGCTGCAGTACCCGAAATTGATCATCGAATTCGGGTACAGGCTAGACACATCGAAGTTGATGAGTAATCTCGTGCCCGTCGCTCTGACATGATAGGCGGGCTTTCCACCATGCACGCCGCCCCACGCGTAAGTTACCGGGCAGCGGCCGCCTGATGTCTCGAGCCAGATGTCAAGCGTCAGCCCCTTGGCTCCTTTGCCGGCACCAAAGAGTTTTTCATCCGGAATAGACTGATCACGGATCTGTAAGAAAAATTTAAGAACTATGTCGGGGATCAGATCAGTGCTGAGGTTGGTCGGCATCCTGTAATCTCTCTCGTCAGACCGGTCTACCCGCTTGGCTCCGAGGACCCTGGCGGACAGCTTTGCATTGGTGAGGCCGAGAGCCTGCTCGACCGGTACGCCGTACATCTCGCCTACGATCCTTTTGGACTTGAGATAATCCCCTCGAGCCTTAAAAAGTGCGACGGTCGCGTCGACGTCGTTCTTGCAGTATTTAAGGACTTCCCGGAACTCTTTCCGGGTGAGCTTGCGGGCAAGATTGAAATCGACGGATGTCTCTACGATCGGGAGGCACATGTTACCCTCGATCGCTTTAAGGCTAAGATCTATCGGGAGATCATCCTTGAGGTCGAACGACCGGAACGGTTTTTTGATACCCTTAATAAACGGATATTCCCAGCCCTGACCGCCGTGGATGATCATGTCGTTATGGTCCTTGACCCTCTCCGGATCTCCCCCGTTAAGGATCGTGAGCAGGATCCAGTCGTCGTAATGCTTGTTATTAAAGCCGCCGATCAGAATATCGTCCTGGTT